GTTCTGGTTGATCAGGTTGTCGAAGGCCACGGATCCGAGATTTTCGTCGAGTCTGCTCATTACTTTTTACCTCCGTTCTTCATTTTGTTGTAGACGTCCACGATCGCGCTCACTTGCTGAGCTTCGTCGAGTTCGTCGTCTTGGTTACCTGAGTTCGGAGCTGCGCCCACGCCTTCAGCTCCGGACGCTTTGAAGTCCTTTGCGCTGTTGTCGAGGTGCTGGGTTCCGAGCTTGGCCTGCTTCTGCATAGCCTTTAAGGAGAGTTCTGCCGCCGTGCATGGGTTTTCGCCATACTTGGCTTCAGCCACAAGCTGAGGATCGCCGACCGCTGCTTCGATGCTCTCGATGTCCTTGATGCGGTTTCTCTCTGCTGTGATGGCTTCGGTTGTTGCAGTTCCTTTCGCTGCCGCTTCAATTTGAGCGACGAGCTCGGGGTGCTGCTGTCTTAATTCTTCCAGTGTCATGGTCTTTTTGCCTCCTTCGTTTGATATTGGTTTTTCTATTCCAGCCGCCGAGCCTTTTGGCGCTGCGGGTGAAACGCTTTTTACCGGGATGCTCCCGGGGATATTATGCAGCCCTTTGATGCTGTGCTTTATGCCGTTGACCAGCAGCACGCTCTTGTCTGCACTCATGACCATCTGAGGGTCTGCGCCTTCGAGTAAAGTGTTGGCGAAGCCCTTGTCGATCGCTTCCTTGCCCGTCATCCATGTCTCCTTTGTCATCATGGAGCGAAGGGTGTCCACGTCGGTGCCGGTCTTTGCTGAGTATATCTCAGCGATGGCCCTCTCGGCTGCGTCGAAGCCCTTGATCACCTGCTTGAGCTCGGTGATGTTGTAATAGTCATAAAATAGGCCGCTGACTCCGTGGATCATCACGAGGCTGCCGGGGTAAACTGCCACCTCGTCGCCGGCGCACATTATAACGCTGGCCGCGCTGGCCGCGATGCCCTCGACGATGACCTTCTTGGTGCCCGTCAGGCCCTTGATGGAGTTGTGGATTGCGATGCCGGTGTAAAGGTCGCCGCCCACGCTGTTGAGCTTGACGGTGATCTTGCTTTTTCCTTTGATGGTCTCCAGATCTTCGAGGAAGCCCTCGGGGGAGATATAGAGGCCGGGGAGTGCCTCGCCAGTCCACCAGTCGATCGGCTGGCTGCTGACCACTTCGCCATAGAGTGTGATCTCGCCCTCGTCGTCAGACACGGACGCGATATTCCAGAACTTTGGCGCGGTAGCCGGAGCCGCTGGTGCTCCGTTAATCATCCGGAGCGCTTTTCTTTTTCCCATTGTCGTTTCCTTCCTTTATCGCTTCGAGTATTACGGCTTTGACGGCATTGGTGAGCTGAACGCCACCGCCTTCGTCGACGCCATTCGCTTCCGCGAGCTTGGCGTTTTCTCGTGCGAGTTGCTCGATGTTTGTCTCCCATTGGCCGCCGTTGAGCCTGATGGTGGACTGCTCACGAGTTGTGAAGCCCTCGCCGACTGCGAGGATCTCGGCTGTGATTTCTTTCACTGGATCGAGTTGACCTTGGCTTGGGCCGATCCATTCGCTTCCGAGCCATGCGGCACGGATCCCCGGATCAGAGAAAAAGCCCGGGGCGATTATTCGACCACGAGCCACGGCCTCGGCCATCCATACCTCATAGATGGGACGGCAGAAGTCATTCGTGAACCATTCGCGGCGCATCCTGAACGCTTTCCACGCTTCCAGCAGTGCGGCCCGGCTTGCCGAGTAGCTTGCGTCGAACGCTTTGAGCAATAAGTCGGCCGGTATTTCCAGAGCTGCTCCCACCTGTTCACATATGGAACGAGTGAAGGCATCGAAGCCGCTGGCCGGTCGTTTTGGATCTGCGAAGGTTACGTCCTCGCCCGGCTTCATGACGTTGATCTGGCCCGGGCCCATTTCGTACTCATTGGGATCCGTCGATACTTCCGCGAGCTCGCTGCCGACCTCATTGAACGGCATATCCGTCGGAGTTGACTCTGTCTTGATGAAGGCAGTAAAAAAGCTCTCGACGACTGCCGCCGTCAGTTCGCTCTCTGTGTACCTCCTGAGCTGAAGCAGAGGTTCGATTACTTGCGCGAGGTAGCTGACGCCACGGTATTGATCCGGGCGCTCCGAGTTCATGACCTGCACGATGTTCGGCAGGCCAGTCAGTTCTCCATATGCTTGTACGCGTTTCCACTCCGTTGGCTCTGAGCTGTACTGGAGGGGGTAGGTGTTCCGGATATGGTAGGCCACGATCCTGCCGTCCTTGTCTACTTCGACGCCGTCATATACGCGGTTCCCGTCCTTGGTCTTGCCGGATGTGTTGATCGGACTGATTGATCCTGCATAGTCCGGAGTGGCCACACGGTCGGCCTCAATGAGGTGGATCCGCAGGCTGTACGGCTCGAGTGGAGTGACGGGGTATTGCTTGAATAATGCAAAGACGTCGCCGCTGGTAAGCCATGAAACAAGTGCGAGCTGCTGCATGGCGTAGAAGTCATTGATGCTGGTGGCATCACAAGCATTTTTATGGGTGGCCCATAGTGCGAACTCTGCCTCGGTCTTTTTCTGCCATGCTTCCGCATTTTCGGGGGATAGCCCCAGCCGGTCGCGGTCGATCCTGCTTTTCGGCTTCAGGCCGATGCCGATGACGTTGGTGCGGTTGGTGTTGATGGCACTGGTTGCGATCGGTGCGGCCATGTATAGCATACGGGAGCGTTGTCGGAGGGTGAAGTTGTTTTGGTTGATGTCCTCGTGAGGGCTGCCGCTTGGTGCATTGAAGCCTTTGACAGATTTCTTTTTCCAGCTGGCCCCGGCTTCCCCGTAGCCTTTATTCCTTGGCCGAGCTGCTGCTTTCGTGGTTGGCTTTGTTGTTTGTTCGATGGTGCTCACCTCCTTCAAAAATAAAGTGAGCAGAGAAGGGAGAGAAAGGAGCAAACTCTCCCGGCCCTGCTATATGTTAAAGCCCCGGGGAGGGCGTTTAACCAGTTTACCAGTCCCGGGGAACGACGCCGACTGCTCGACGTGGTTTGCCGCCGGCGAGCTCTGACTCGAGCTCTGCGATCTCTTGCTTGAGTTGCTTGATGGCTTCCCGGATCGCTGCGAGGTCAGTGTTGTACCTCGTCAGGTTTCTGGATCCGATGCCATAACTCTGAACGCCGCCGCTGAGCATTTCCGCTTCGCGGTTCAGGTAGAGGGTGAGCCTTGACCTTGCACTCGTCAGGTCGGCGGTGATGGTTTCCTTGGTTCGCATTGTCGTCACCTCCTTGACTGCTTACCAGTCGTCATAAATGTCGCGCTTCTTGCGCTGTGGCTTTGGCTGCTGCGTCGGTTTCGGTTTCTGCTGTTCAGTCAGGCCCTTGAGCCGTCGCTCGACGGCATCCATGTCCGGGTCGATGATCTTCAGACCGGCCATGGCATAGTTGCGGCAGTCGAGAGCCTCGTTTCTCGCGTGGCCCGGCAGCTTCTCCCATGTCCACTTGTTGCCTCGCTTGGTGTGAGAGAGGACGAGTTTTTCAGAGAGCAGCCCGTTGAAGTAGTTGGAGTCATATCCGCGCTCCTCACCGCGAGGGAAGTGGCAATATTTCGCGCCCTTTTCCTGCACTTTGATGGCGCTCATGATCGACTCTTTTCCGGAGTCAACGCCCAGTGTGTAGAGCCAGCAGTATATCCGCTTGTTGTCTTTGATGGCCACCTTGGTCGGTGGGCTGACATACGGGATCCCGTCGCCGCCTTTTCCTTTGATGGCGAACACGCGCTTCGCTTGTCGTTCCCGGCACGCCTTGTAAACTTCTTGAGTATAGTGGCCGCCGGAGTCGACGCAGGTGATAGAGATCTTCAGGCCGCGGCCGCTCTTGAATTTGTAGACGTGGTCGATGGCATCGTCCAGCCGCTTCCACACTTCCGGAGTGTCCGGCTTTCCCATGATATAACCCTTTTTTATTCCCCACGTTTCGCCATAGTGACCGTGGCCGACGACTTCATACTCGAGACGGTTGTCCTGAGTGTCGACGCCACAAGTGAGAACGAGGACTCCATCGGGCAGCTCCGCATCGTATTCCTCACGACGGGCCAGCATGGTGTCCTCGTCCTCAATGTCGCCACGATCTTCCCATAGCTCGCCGAGCAGGGTGTTGTATACGACCTTCAGCTTCTCGGGGTCGTGCTTAGCCTCGAGGAACCTCCGGACGATCTTCTCCCATGGCATCCATGGGCTGGCGAACGCATTGAGCCAGAACGACCGGATCCCGTTCTCGTATGCGGCCGGGTTCTCGGCGATCCAGCGCGCCGGCTGTTTGCGCATGACCTCCTCAGAGGACAGGCAGCCGCACGAAGGGCAGGCCCAGCCGACGCTTGTCACCTTGTAGGTCTTGCGATTGTGAACATTTACGACCTTATGGGTGAACTTGATGTTGTCAAAAATTATATTGTGCCACTCGCCGCACTCAGGGCACTGGTGGCACCATCGCTCCTGTGTGCCGAAGTAGAAGGACGCCTCGATGTTGCTGGATCCTTTGATGGTTGGCGTGCTGACCTCGATGGCTTTGGCATTGTAGAAGGTGGCCTGTCTGGCTTCGGCCAGTGACCACGGATCTCCCTCGGTACCTGCGCTTATGGCCCAGCGGTCACGCTCGTCGCCCAGTATGTACCGGGCCGGAGTTGATGCCAGGGCAGAGGCGCTGTTTGATCCGGTGATCGTCAGCATACCACCGGGGAAGGACTTCTGGAGGATGGTGTTGCCGCTGTCTCTTGTCTTTATGTCTGAGACTTTAGCCTTCAGGGGCTTGCTGTCCCGGATCATCGGAGCGACACGCAGCCGGCTGAACTTCCGGGCGTCCTCAAGTGTAGGCTGGACGAACAGGATGCTCCCGGGATCTTGATCTATGATGTAGCCGATGATGTTCAGCTCGAGCTCTGACTTTCCGACCTGCGAAGCTGCGACCATTACGACCTTGTGAACTTTAGGATCGTTGAAGGCTTCCATCGGTTCCTTCAGGTATGGGGTTCTTGAGGTTCTCCACGGCCCTGCCTCTGCCGAGTTCTCGGGTGAGAGGCGGCGGTTCCTGTCGGCCCATTCTGCCACGGTGAGGCTCTCGGGTGGTGCGAAGTTTTTGACCGCTCCCGAGACAGCAGCGTTGAGCCTCTCGATCTCCCGCTTAGTCGCCCGGGTCATCGTCCTCCAGCTCTCTCCAGCCTTGGCGATCCCTTACCCGCCGTTTGTATGCTTCGGGATCGTACCGGTAGTTCGCGAGCTCGTTGAGGATGTTGTGACATTCCTGCTTGATAAGCTCCGAAGCCTCCGGGGCTGTTGTGGTGTTGGCCACGTCAACGGCGAGGCGCCCGGGTAGGGCCATGATCATGCTCCGGATTGTAAAAACCAGATCCACGGTCATCGCTTCGACGTCCTCGCTGCGGTGCATCTTGCCCTCCAGCTCCTTGAGTTCAAGCTCGGCCATTTTAGCCTTGCTTTCCTTCAGGTCTGCTTCAGCCTTCAGCTTCCTGCTTTCGGATCCGTCGTCCTTTTTTGACTCCCGGCCGTTGGCCTTGTCTTGGAGGTGCTTGATGTATTTCTGTATAGTAGGGAGCAGGTCGTACCTGTTAGCATTACCGACGCGGATGGTGCTGATGATGCTCTCTGCGTAGGCGGTGCTCTCCTGGAGGGACTGCTCCAGATGCTTGATCTCGGTGATATCCACGAACGTGATCGCCACCCCGTCAATCCGGTTGTCCGAGGTCCGGTAGGGAAGGATACGCATGAGGTACCAGTCTCCATTCGTGACCTGCATCTGCTTCTCCCTGATCGCCAGGCTATCCAGCACCTGGCGTGCATTCTTGAAGATTGAATCCCCGTTCAGGACGTTTGTGCCCAGGTCCGTAACCGGACGGCCGATATCCGACGGGATCAGGTTGACGATCCGGGTGGCGGGTTCGGTGAACCGCCGCACCCGGAGTTCGGTGTCGAGGAAGACCATACCAATCTCGGTGCTCCTCAAGAGCGTGGCCATATCGTCCGTGGTCTGCGTGAGCTGGATGATCTTTGTCTGGAGTTCGGCGTTCACCGTGATGAGCTCCTCGTTTAAGGACTGGAGTTCCTCTTTGCTCGTGGTCAGCTCCTCGTTGGTGCTCTGCAGTTCCTCGTACATGGACTTCATCTCTTCCTGCGAGGCCTGCATTGCTTCCATCGTATTCTTATGCTGTTCCCGGCATTGGGCGAGTTCCTGCTCTAACTCCTTCCATGTTGCATCCTCAAGGTTCGTGCCGCTGACCTCTGCCCGGGTTGGGCCGCTCTGATCCTCCTCGCTCTCCTCGAAGGTAACCATCAGGAGGTCTCCCGTGCCGGGAGGGCGCCGGACCGGCCGCACGGTTACCGTGACCTTCCGGCCCCCCCCGTCCCTGATTGTGATCTCACTGCCGGTCACATCCGCTTTCTTGTGGATCGCGGCCTGGATGGCGGTCGCGATCTGGTACCGGAATTCTTCCCGTACCATGGTGAAGATGTTCAGGTCTGCCTTTCCCGTCGGCATCTCGAGGTATTTCCCGGTCCGGCCGTATACGTAGAGAATGTCGCCGTTCTCGGTGATGACCACTGCAGGTGGTGCGTAATACTTGAGCAGCTCCTGCTGGGTAAGGGTGCCGACCGGGATCGCCGTTTGGGGCTGCAGACTGCGGGCCCTATCCGTCGTCTCGGGCAGGCTCCAGCTGCCCGGGAGCGCGATCTGCTGGATGGTGGTCGACCTGTCCCCCCTGGCGACGAAGATCTTGTTCTTTGTATCGACAGCTGAAAACAGGTCCGAGTGCTCGCCGATGGTCTCCGCTGCACCGAGGAAGAGGATCCCCTCCGGGTTTAACGCGTAGTGGAAGAGCGGGATCAAACGCCTCTGGATCTCGGGTGAGAGGTAAATGAGGAGGTTTCGGCAGGAGAGTACGTCCAGGCGGGTGAACGGCGGATCGGAGATGACGTTCTGGACGGCAAACACGACGGTCTCCCGGATCTCCGGCCGGACCCGGTACGAATCGCCTTCTGAAACGAAGAAACGTTCCAGCCGCTCGGGAGAAACGTCCGCGGAGATATTGGCAGGATACCTTCCTAGGCGTGCGGTCTCGATGGCATCCGCATCCAGGTCGGTTGCGAAGATCTGGATCCGGAGGTCCCCCTGCCGCTGGAGTGCATCCATCGTCTCATGGAGGGCAATCGCCATGCTGTAGGCCTCCTCGCCGGTGGAGCACCCCACGATCCAGACCCGGAGCGTCTCCCCGTGGGACCGGGAACTGATCAGGTCTGGGAAGACCGTCTCCTGGAGAACCTGCCAGGCATCCGGATCCCTGAAGAACTGGGTGACCCCGATGCGCAGTTCTCTGGCAAGGGTCTTCACCTCGTCAGGGTTTTCCCGGAGATACAGGATATAGTCTTCAATCCGGGCGATCTGATGCAGGCCCATCCGCCGTTCAATCCGACGGACGATGGTGTTACGTTTGTAGAAGGTGAAATCCTGGCCGGTATGGGTACGGATGAGCGCGAAGATCTTCTTGAGGGAGTTCTCCATCTGCCCGGTGTGCGGGCGGGGTTCCCGCGGAACCCTTGCCTGGTGCTGGACATAGTCGATGAGCAGATTCGGTAGTTCCTCTGCCGGAGCGCTATAGTCTACGAGTCCGGTTGCGAGGACAGACTGCGGCATGGCACCGAATTTTGCCGTACCCGGCTCCTGGACCATCACCATGCCCATGTGTTCTTTCAGTGCTCGCACGCCCAGGGTTCCGTCGCTTCCCATACCGGAAAGAACGATCCCTACCGCCCGTTCTTCCTGGTCCTCGGCAAGCTGGCGAAAGAAGGTGTCGATCGGCAACCGCAACCCCTGGTGCAGGGCCTGTTCGATCAGGGTGAAGGTGCCGTGCAGGATAAAGAGATCGACATTCGGCGGGATGATGTACACGGTATCCGGCTTAGCACGCATGCCGTCTTCGATCTTCACGACGGGCAGGGTTGTGGACCGCTGGAGAATCTCGGGAAGACTGCTCGGCTGATCGGGGGCCTGGTGCGTGACCACCACGTACGCGATGCCGGTTGCGCGCGGGACGTGAGCAAAAAAAGCTTCCAGGGCCACCAGGCCGCCGGCAGATGCCCCGATCCCGGCGATGGCAACCGGGGATCCTTCCGTTGCCGCGGCCGGCGCCTCCTCTTCACGGGGTTTTTCTACCGGGGTCCTGCCTGCACTTCTCGATTGTTCTGGTTCTTCCATTACCCCTTCCTCATTGTGTTGGTTTACCATGTGTGGTCGTCCACATGCGCCGGCCTGCTCTGAGGATCTATAACCCCGGGCTGGTTCAGTGCACGATCGTTCATGGATGCCCACGCCGTGCGGCATGCCTCCCGGTATACCGCAGGAACGCCCCACATGATGGATCATCGATCACCATCCTTGATGAACTTTCGTATGGGAGCCCGTGCTCTTCAATCCTTATTCTGGCGACTACGGGTTTTTCCACGGTGGCGTTGTTAGCCAAAAATATAACTTCCGGGTTGTTGGAGGAGAACTCTCAACAGTTATCCCTGGCCTTCCTGAGCGTGAGCACAAACGCCGCCCCCTCCTCCGGGCTGCCCGGCACCCGGTCCTCGACCCGGATCCGGCCGCCGTAGCGGGCCACGAGCATCCGGCAGATCGAGAGGCCGAGGCCCTGCCCGGTCCCCCGGGCCTCTCCCTGCTCGAACCGGGAAAAGATCGCCTCCTTTGCATCGTCAGGGATCCCGGGGCCGGTATCGGCGACGCTGACCTGGACCATTCCTTCCTCCCCCGCATCCTCGACCGTTATGTCTATAG